CCGGACGGTATCAAAGAGACCACCACCGTGGGCTGTTCCCTCTCGCCCTTTCATAGGTAATCGCTAATGGCTAAGTCTCCTGCATGGCAGCGTAAGGAAGGCAAGAACCCCAACGGTGGGTTGAATGCCAAGGGTCGTGCGTCTGCCAAGAAACAAGGCATGAACCTTAAAGCCCCACAGCCAGAAGGCGGTGCACGGCGCGATTCGTTCTGCGCTCGGATGAAAGGGATGAAGCGAAAGCTGACCAGCAAGAAGACGGCCAGCGATCCTAATAGTCGGATCAACAAATCGTTGAGAGCATGGAACTGTTGATATGCCAAGCGTAAGTAAAAAACAGCATAACCTGATGGCGATGGTGGCCCACGATCCCAAAGCTGCCAAGCGAGTCGGTATTCCTCAATCAGTTGGCAAGGACTTTTCCGAAGCCGACAAGGGTAAAAAATTTGGAAAGGGTGGGTCTATGAAACCGAATGAGTTGAAGGGCAAAGCCAAGGAAACGAAGGCCATTGCAAAAGAAGAAATTAAAGCCCTAAAGCGCGGTCATGCGCCGAAGGAAATTTTGGAACATGAACGTGCGGAGCATAAAGCTATGGGTTACAAACACGGCGGTAGAACGCATCATATGGCCAAAGGTGGCATGAAGCACAAGAAGCCTTCGATGGGCGGTGGCATGGGCGCGGCTCCCATGGATCCAGCTGCGCTGGCTTCAATGGCTGGCCCTCCGGGCGGCGGCGCTGGCCCGATGGCGGCTGGCCCCGGCGGTATGCCGGGAATGGCGCATGGTGGCACGATCCATCATCACCACGCCAAGACCTCTCATCATCACCATCACCACCACTATGCTCGCGGCGGCGCTGTCAAGCATCACGACATGTCCGAGTCGCATGGTGAGCGTATTAGCAAGAAGCCTGAAGTCGAGAAGATGATCGGCGGCAAGAAGCGAGCTAACCCGGATGGTGCCGAGAAGAAAGGCCACACCAAGGGTAAGGTCGTCAAGATGGCCCGTGGCGGTCATGTTGGTAGTCATCACGCTCGCGGTGGCGGTATTGAGTCTAAGGGCAAGTCCAAGTACAAGGTTTGCTAAATGGCTAAGAAATTCGCCAAGCGTGAACGGCCACCAAAGTCTCACGCAAAAATGAAAAAGCGTCATTTTGATGATGGCGGCGGGGTAGACATGTCTACCCTGTCGATGCCGCAAAACATTACGCCAGACTACGACTCGATGTCGTTCGGTAAGGCGTATCAGCTTGCGAAACAGCTTGGTGACAAGACTTTCTCATACAAAGGCCGGCAGTACGCTGCTGACCCGACGTTGGAAGCCAGAAATAAAGCCGCCCTTGCTGCTCGCGCTGCTCCTCCGGAAGTTACCACGATGGGCAGTCGTCCAGATGTCGCTTCAACTAGCGCCCGTGGTGCTGGTGGTCAGTATCTTGACCCTGATATGGCGGCGTATGCCAGCTCACGTCCATCCGTGGCACAGGCCAAAGCGGCTGCGCTTGAGAATGAAAAGCAGTTTGGTCGCTTGCTAGCAGCCGGTGCGGCTGGCGGCGCTGGGCTAGGGCTTGGTGCAGCTGCACTAGGCGCTCCAGCTATCGAAGCTATGGGCTTCGGCGGTTCCGAAGGCGCAACGGACGTTGCTGGTGCGGGTCGCATTGCCAACCTTGACCGTGGCGCTGGGATGATGGACAAGTGGCGCAAAGGTCGTGACTTCGCCGAGCGCATGTGGAAGAACCGACAAGGTGCACAGGCTGCTGGAAGCGCAGAAACTGCGCCTTCCCCGAATCAGGCGGCGATAGACAGCTTTATCAAACAAATGCAAGCTAAACAAAGATTATCAACAGGTTCGGTCTACAAAAAAGGTGGCAAGATCAAACCTAAGAAGCCAATGGTTAAGATGGCTCGTGGCGGTCACGTTAGTTCCGCATCTAGTAGAGCAGATGGAATAGCCAGTCGTGGCAAAACTCGTTGTAAATATTGATAAGGAGATTTGAGATGAAGCATCATATGAAGCATGGTGGTCACGTGGGTGGGCATCCGAAGCATCACGCCCCGAAGCATCACCCGGAACACATGACCCCGCATACCCACCATCACAAGGATGGCGGTCACGTCCATACGCACATGCCGCACCACGAGCATGTCCGTAAGCACATGCACGGTAAGTAAGTCATGATGCCTTCACGTGGGATGGGGATCATCAGTCCGTCTAAACAGCCAAGGCTGATTAAGCGGAGAGATGCCAACGTCCCCGTGAAGGTATATGCCGGTGGCGGTAAGGTTAAGCCTTTCTGGGATAAGGAAAAGCCTAAAGGTCGCAAGACCAAACACTTGAGCGATAAGCAGATGAATACCGCTAAAGCTAGGGCAAAGGCTGCTGGTCGGCCCTACCCGAATTTAGTGGATAACGCTGCTGTTGCTCGCAAATGTGGGGGCGGTAAAATCCGATGAGCTATCCAGTACCACTGACGACAACCAACACTTCGACGTTCAACCTCGATTTCAACACTATTGCTGAAGAAGCGTTTGAACGATGTGGTGCAGAGATGCGAACGGGTTACGATCTTCGTACCGCCCGCCGTTCTCTTAGTCTTCTAGTACTTGAATGGGCCAACCAAGGTATCAACCTGTGGACGGTTGACCAAGGTGAAATAGTTCTTCAGACAGGGGTAATTACCTACGACCTGCCTGTGGATACCGTGGATCTGTTGGATCAGGTGATCCGTACTGGTTCGGGTAACACCCAACAGGACATCAACATTACCCGTATCTCGGTAAGCACCTACGCGATGATCCCGAACAAGAACGCCCAAGGGCGTCCTATTCAGGTCTGGATCAATCGACAGTCGGGTGCTACTAACGCCGATGGTACGGTTCAATACCCACAGATCAACGTGTGGCCTTCGCCCGATCCCAGTACGCAGTACACGTTTGTGTATTGGCGTCTACGTCGTATGTACGATGTAGGAACTGGCGTCAATGGCGAAGACATCCCGTTTAGATTCTTACCCGCGATGGTTGCGGGTTTGGCGTATATGTTGTCTGTCAAGATCCCCGGCGCTGAGCAACGCACTGCGATGCTCAAACAGCAGTATCAGGAAACTTGGCAGCTTGCGGCTGACGAGGATAGGGAAAAGGCAGCGATTCGGTTCGTACCACGTGAGACCTTCATAGGTTACAGGTGATCCGTGCCTAGTCGGTTTGCTTCTGGCAAAAATGCGATTGCGGAGTGTGACCGATGTGGGTTTCGGTACAAGCTAACCGATCTGAAAAACTTGGTCATCAAGACCAAGAACGTCACGATCAAGGTTTGCCCCGAATGCTGGGAACCGGATCAGCCGCAGTTGCAGCTTGGGCTTTATCCAGTCAACGATCCGCAAGCTGTGCGCGAACCGCGACCGGACGTGAGCTACTACACGCCTACCGGTGCGGTTGGTGGCGACGGCGGCAGTCGAGTGATTCAGTGGGGCTGGAATCCAGTGGGGTACAACACCTCCCTGTTCAGCAGCACGATGAACGGATCAGGGCCAACAAACAGCGCCGTGAATCCGGGTGGCGGGGTTCAGAACGATCTGGTAGCCCGTGGGGCTATTGGCACGGTGACGGCGACAGGGCCGGTGAATACGGAAGTTAGTGTGACGTATCTGACGACTACAGGTTACTTGGGTGAAATAGCGGCGGTTACGCCGGGAGAAGTATGATGCACGACAGCAAGCAGGGTAAGAATCCCTATCAGGGACACAGTGACTCCACGAAGAAGGGTGGCCCTACTTCGATGGATCGTAAGAAGTTCGGGCGCAACATGTCCCGAGCGTTGAACCAGCGCGGGAGCGCGAGGGGACGGTAATGACTAACAAGTGGCAGGATTACAAGTTCCCTGAGTGGGGCAAGCAGAAGATGGGCGATTACGCTCAGCCTGTAGCCAACACGTGGAAGCCGGGGCGTCAGAAGGATACTGGGTATCCGGATGAAGGCATTGACATGAACGACATCATGGTCAAAGGTCGCTACCCGACTGGCACCAAAAAGAAGAAGCTCATGGACATCCGTGGGTATGGTGCTGCTACCAAGGGTCGCAAGTTCCACCCGGATGAAGACTGATGAACTTCTCGCAGCTATCACAGGCGATTCAGGATTACTGCGAAACGACTGAACCGTCGTTCATCCAGAACATCCCGAATTTTATCCAGCAAGCTGAAGAGCGGATCTACAACTCCGTCCAGCTTCCTGCGATCCGCAAGAACGTCACCGGCACCATCAGCGCCGGTAACTCGTACTTGTCGTTGCCTAGTGATTATTTGGCTGCGTTCTCCGTCGCCGTGTTTACCTACGGTAGCCCCAGCAGTAACTATTTGTACTTGCTGGATAAGGACGTGAACTTCATCCGTGAGTCGTTCCCGGCCTCTGGGTATCAGGCTCAACCCCAGTACTACGCGCAATTCCAGCCATATGTTTACTTACTGGGGCCGACGCCTGATGTAAACTACGGGGTAGAGCTTCACTACTATTATTACCCGGAGTCGATTGTGACCGCTGGGTCGTCATGGGTTGGGGATAACTTTGAAACTGTTCTTCTGTACGGGTCGCTTCGTGAAGCGTATCTCTACTTGAAGGGTGAACAGGATCTGGCCCAGCAATACGACCAGAAGTATCAAGAGTCACTTGGTCTGCTCAAGATCCTCGGGGATGGTAAAGATCGTCGTGATGCTTATCGTAGTGGTCAAACAAGGGTACCGGTACCATGAGTCTACAGGCGAGCGGCGGGGCATTCGTTGGCAACGTGAAAGTCTTTGCGACTGACAATCGTGGTTTTAATCCAGAAGAAATGGCTGACATGACGGTAGATAAGATTCTATACGTCGGCCAGAACAGCCATCCTGCGATCATTGAACAGGCCCGTGCCTTCAAAGAAAACATTCGCCAACTGCTTGTTGAAGCCTTTGCACAGGCTCAGCGAGAAGAGCGCAATACCATCTGCACACAACTTGAACTCAAAGGCCAAGGTGGCCTTGCCGACATTATCCGGAGAATCTAATGGCTGGTATTACTCAATCTATGGCGACAAGTTTCAAGGTTGAACTCCTTGATGCTTATCATAACTTTTCAACGTCTAACCCTGCTCGGTCGGCTAGTACGGCTGACACGTTCAAGATGGCGCTTTTCAAAGGCACCGTCACGGGTACGTATGACGCGACGACCACGAACTACTCAAACATGACTGGCAACTCGGATG